ACTATATATGGTATAACTCTGATGGACCAGCAGTGTATGGAAATGTTATTAATGATTCTATAACTAAGTCTATTGGTTATATGCTTGTTACTGTAGATCCAGATATGGACAATGGTATGGGAGAAGTAATACTAGAACAACCAGACCCTTTTGATATATACGTAGACCCTAAATCTAGAGACTTACTATTCAGAGATGCTGCATTTGTACTAGTTAGAAAGATACTACCTAAAAAGCATCTTATGGCATTGTTCCCTGATCAGAAGAGAAAGATAGCTAAAGCAGCTTCTAATGAGGCAGATGAGTATTCGTATACTGAGAAGTATAAAGGCAATGATCAGAAAGACTTTCACTATAAGGATGTTACCTCTACAGAGAGTGTAGATCCAGATAGCGGTGAAACAGATGAGTTCTTAGAGTTCTTCGAACTGTATGAAAAGATAAAGACTAAGTATGTCAGCATCTTTTACCAACAAACTCCTACTAAAGAGCAGATGAAGGCTATTAACCAACAGGTATCTGTAGCTATCGAAGAAATGATGCAGCAAAAGCAGGTTGAGATGCAAGAGCGTCAGATGCAACTCGATCAAGCATTGCAAGCCGGAGAAATCATACAGGCTCGCTATGATCTTGAGATCCAGAATCTACAACAAGCCGTAGAAGAAGAAGTTCAAATGGCTGAGCAGCAAATGCGTTCAGAGCTAGTTGGCCAAATAACTCAAGTGCAAAATAAGATAGTAACAGATAAAGAGTTCAAGATATTACTTGAGGATAAGAAGTTCGCAGATACCATAGTAGACCATGTCACATTCCATAAGTCACAGCTAAAACAGACTTGTGTTGCAAGTGATGTTACTCTATATGAAAAGTTCTTGCCTGAGAATGTTACAGAGTATCCTTTAATACCTTTTCACTATAAGTGGACTGGTACACCATTTCCAGTATCCGCAGTTGCTCCATTAGTTGGCAAACAGAGAGAGCTTAATAAGGCTCATCAAATAATGGTACACAATGCCTCTTTAGGATCCTCTCTAAGGTTTATGCATGAAGAAGGATCTATTGATACAGAGGTATGGGAACAGTATTCAAGCTCGCCTGGAGCTCTATTACCTGTAAGGCCAGGAGCTCAACCCCCAACTCCTATAATGCCAGCTCCTCTGGCTACAGCATTCGCCCAGATTGTGCAGGAGGGTAAGGGTGACATGGAATACCTGGCTGGCATATACTCCTCCATGCAAGGTGATATCTCTGGGCAGCATGAAACTTACAGAGGTATGTTGGCTCAGGATGAGTATGGCACTCGTAGAGTTAAACAGTGGATGAAGAACGTGATAGAGCCAGCGCTCAAACAGGTTGGTATAGTAGTTATGCAGTATTCGCAAGCTGTATATACTGCTAATAAAGTATTTAGAATAGTCCAGCCTAATGCTATTCAAGAACAGAGAGAGGTAGAAATTAATGTACCTATATACAATGATATGGGAGAGGCTATAGGTAAGTTTCATGACTATGCTGCAGCCAAGTTCGATGTTAGAGTTGTTGCTGGCTCTACATTGCCTGTTAATAGATGGGCATATCTAGATGAGTTAAAGCAACTTCTACAATTTGGAGTAGTAGATGACATAGCAGTGTTAGCTGAGACTGATATAAGAAACAAAGAACAAATAGCTCAAAGGAAAAGTACATATGCACAGTTATCAGGGCAAGTGGAACAACTTAGTGAGGCGATCAAGGATAAGGACGGCACCATTGAAACCCTTGAAAGACAGCTGGTTCAAGCTGGCATTAAAGGTAAGGTTATGCAAGCAGAGATGGAGATTACGAAGCAGAAAGAGATGGTGAAGGCTGACACTAAGAAAGAGTACATAGAAACTGAGGCTAAGCAAAAGAATTTACAGAACGTTCTTTCTAACCATGTTGAACTTACAAAGAAGAAACTCGATGTAGGTTTACAAGAGGTTCTAAAGAATGCTGAAATAAATGCAAAAAAAGACTTGCAGAAGAATAACAGTTCTTCGTAAGTTACACAACTAACACAAAAGGAGAGTTAGAATGAAAGAAGAAAGTAACACTGGTAACCCTTCACAGGAAGGCTCTAGTGATGACTTCTTTAATGCGCTAGAAAACGATGTTAACAGCGCAATACAAGATAACATCACAGATGATACCACTGAGGTAACCCCTCCTAATAGTGACCCTGAACAGGAAACTCACGTCAAGGAAGGCTCCAAGAGCAATGAAAGCGAAGTGGATTGGGAAAAGCGTTACAAAGACTCGACTAGAGAGGCGCAGAAAATGCATACTGAGCTCTCGGAGCTGAAGCCCTTTGTTCCCGTATTGAACGCAATGAAACAGGACAGCGGTCTTGTAGACCATGTTAGAGATTATCTAGAGAATGGTGGAACGCCTTCTAAGACAGTAACTGAAAAACTAGGACTTGACGAAGATTTTGTCTATGACTCAACTGAAGCTTTAAGGAATCCAGACTCGGATTCAGCTAAAGTCTTTGAACATAGTGTAGATAAGATAGTGAGTGCTAGGGTTCAGAATATGTTGCAGCACCAGCAGGCAAAGAATGACGAGCTTGCTAGTGAGGAGATGAAGGCAAAAGAAGAAGCCGAGTTCAAGAAAGAGATGGGTATGAGTGATGAACAGTTCGATGAAATGATGGAACGAGCTGGTAAGCATCGTATGACTCTTAATGACTTGCATCTTCTTGTAAATCAGGATAAGATAAAGGCTAACGCAGCCAAGTCTAGCAAGGATGATATGATCAAGCAGATGAAGAATGTTCGTAACATACCTACAAGCGCTTCTGGAGCAAACAGTGCCAAAAGTGATGATAAGACGTTTGAAGACTCTGTCTTTGACGCTATTCAAGGCACTGATGATGTAGATAACCTGTTCGGATAGAAGCTTTTACATAGAGCCCTCTATTCGAACCTTAACGAAAGGAGGTTAGCTTTATGGCTGACTTATTTAAACTAGGTGACCTGAGCCCAGGTAATGATACCGTCAACCCAGGTGGTGGACATGGTAACCAGGCTGGCAATCCTAATACAGGTGATCTTCGTCGGAAGTATAACTTCGGCGATAGAGTCTCTGAGTTATCTGTAGCTCAGGACCCGTTCTTTCGGTTTCTCTCGAAAGTGAGCAAGAAACCGACAGATGATCCCACATTCAAATATACAGAACGTAGACCTTCATGGCATAAGCGATATGCATACGTGAATGCAGCTGGCGGTACATCTCAAAGCGATGATACGATTGTTGCTAATTGTAATGCTTTTGATGCAGCTGGTGACCCATGGTATGCAAAGATGGGGTGTGACTACTCTAACGAAGGCAACTTACAGAATGTTTTAGGACAATCTGTAAGATATGAAGTAAAAGATGCTAATACTGATCCTAAGTTCTTCTTAGCTGGTCAGATAGTGAAGTTTCCTGTGAAGGACTCAGACGGTAATTATGCAGACTTTATTTCTGCAAGAGTCGAGTCTGTAGGAGCTAAATCAACTTCAAACCTTGTAGAGCTTACGCTAAAAACCGTAAAAGGGTGTGACGATGGGTTAACTCTCATGGGTACACCTGCCTCAATAGAAGCAGGCGCTGGCAAAGATACCGAGAGTGAGGAATCTCTAGCTCAGTATAAGTGCTATGTCGTTGGCTCAGCCTTTGAAGAAGGTTCCGGATATCCAGATACCTGGAAAGATCAACCCTGGTCAACCCAGTATGGTCAAACCCAGATCTGGAAAACTGCAATGGCAATGACCAACACTGCTCGTGCAACAGTACTTAAGTACTCTGCTAATGAATGGGCACGTGTATGGAAAGAGCACTTGATCGGTCATAAGTGGGACATTGAACAGTCTTTACTCTTTGGCAAACAAGTTTCCGATAATGATATTAACTACACACAAGGTGCTGTAGACTATATCTTGAACTATGGAAATGTGTTTGGCCTGGATATCAATACTAAGACTGCAGATGACTTCTTAGATGACCTGTCTGGCTATATGGATCCTCGTTATGCATCACAGTCACCTTCAGTATATTTCTGTAGTACTGCGATCTATAACTGGTTACATAAGCTTGGTGGATACTTCAAAAACAACTTAGAAGTTTCTCCCCAGTTCCGTGCAGACATTGCAATGACCGGTAAGAAGAAGGTCTTTGGTGTAGATATTTCTACATTTAGTACTCCTTATGGAGACATTAATGTAGCAAGAAATATCCACCTAGATGGTACAGACATCAAAATGCTGGGAATCGGCATGAAGAACTGTGCATGGAGACCTCTTGTAGGTAATGGTGTTAATCGTGACACTTCAGTATATGTTGGAGTCCAGACTCTGGAAAACAGCGGTATTGATCGTCGGGTTGACTTAATCTTAACTGAAGGCGGAATGGAATGGTCCTTACCAGAATCCCATGCCGTCTGGAAATAGGAGGTAGATCATGGCTAAGAAACAACCGATGTATGGGTCAGAAGCCTCTGTAGACAATGACGCTATTGCAGACTATGCTATCACTTGGACTGCTAATGAACCAACTGCAGGTGACGCAACTACTATTGCCGATGGTGATGAAGTAGGTGATAACAATGACGCTGGGCAAGCAATAGCAGATCTTACAGCTAAGTTAAATGCAGTACTTGCAGCTTTACGTAAGTTCGGCATTATAGCAACATAGGAGGTAGATCATGGCGCAAGTCAATAAACCAGCTATGCATACTCATGATACGTATGTAGAAACTCTTACTGCAGCAGGCGACTTATCTAATAAGGGCCTAAGCATTATAAATTACGATCAAGGTTCTGATGTTAACACATTAGTAGATGGTGACTATAATGGGCAGAAAAAGTATGTCTATAATGCGGATGACGACGTGGTGCTTGTGACTCTATCCAGCTTCTCAGCTGGAGATACTGCAGAGATCGCAGTCAAAGAAACTAACGAGTTTGTTTGGTTTGACGATGGCTCTACGAAGAGCTGGTATGCAGTAGGCGAGCCTACCATAGCATAGCAACAACAATGCTGAGCCCCCTTCTGGGAAGGTTTCTCTCCCCAAGAGGGGGGCAAGGCAACTAGAGAAAGTATGGCAAATTTTAAGACAAGAGTAGAAGGCTTAACAAACCTAGATATAGGTGGGACTGCTGTCACTACCAATGATCAGCTGTCAGACTTCCTAAAAGAAGGGATATACGATCTTGTTAGCAAGATAAAAGTTGTTGCCCCTTCTGAGTACAGAAGATTTGCATCAAAGTCTGATGTAGGCAATGATGGAGCAAGGGTTGATGGTGAGGTATTACTTGTCACAGGGACAGCTGTGGGCGGGTATGAAAGACCTGCTACAGAAGTAGAGGCTTCAATGGCTGGAGTGATAGCAGACTCTAATAGTATCCATTATCAAAGTGCTTATCACCCAGTCTTCTATAGAGAGGGTAAGGATCTTTTTATCAAGCCCAATGGAGGCACTGTCTTACATATACCTAACTTTGTTATAAGTCATGACAGCGAAGAGGTGTTTAGTGTTCCAGAGCAGTACTATAATGCAATAGCAATATATGCTGCAATAAGGGCTATACACCTAGAGCTGGCAGAATTATCAGATAACCAGCCTGTATATGAGAAGGCTGCTAGTTTACCAGAAGTGTCTTTTACAGCTGTGCCCCCAATAGATCTTAACGTTCCTCAGATAGGCTTTGTGCCATCAGAGATGGAAAGTGTAACTAATGGAGTAACTATAGACCGAGCAAGTATAGATGCTCAAGCACCTGTATATA